CGACACCATCACTGGAGCAGCTTCTGGCGCAACTGGTGTTGTTATTTATGTTGATTCAACAAGCATAGTCATCACACGAGAGACAGGAACTTTTGTCTCTACCGAGTTGGTTCGAGTCAGCTCTACGGATGTGGCAACCATCACAACGGTGCAGGGCGTCTCTGCAGATGGACTGACAGATGCAACTTACCAAAGCCTGGCAGCAGACAACTACCGTACAGACATCACTTTAGTACCAGGCTCAGGCTCGATTTTGGGTGTGAGCTACTACAACAATGTTGTTTATGCTTGGAGAAACAATGCAGGTGGCACGGCCGCAGTACTTTACAAATCAAGCACCAGCGGATGGACTGCAGTCACGCTTGGTAAAGAGTTGAGCTTTAACACAGGTACAGCCTTGATTTCGGACGGAAATACGGTCACGGGTGCAACAAGCGGTGCAACGGGCGTTGTAGCCCGTGTTGTGTTGCAGTCAGGTACGTATGGGGCGGGTACTGCTGCAGGCAGATTAATTTTATCTTCCACTACCGGTACTTTTACAAGTAGTGAGAATTTGACGGTTGGTGGCGGCATCAAAGCAAAGGCGGGCGGCGCCGCAACACAGATCACTTTGGCACCGGGCGGGCGGTATGAAACGGTGGTTGCTAATTTTGGCGGTGGTACCGCAAACTACAAAATCTATGGCGCTGACGGTGTTAACCGTGCATTCGAGTTTGATGGAACAACCTTTGTTCCAATCTCAACAGGCATGACCGTTGATACGCCAAACCACATTGTTTTTCACAAACAACATTTGTTTTTGAGTTTTGGCGCTTCTTTGCAGTTTTCTGGTCTGGGTTATCCATATCAGTGGTCTCCTCTGCTTGGAGCGGGAGAGTTGGCGATGAACGCCCAAGTTACTAATCTTCTGACTTTGCCAGGAGATCAAACCAGCGGTGCACTTGGCGTATATACCCGCTCGGACACGTCGGTTCTTTATGGAACAAGCTCTGCCAACTTTAGCTTGTCAACTTTCAATACGGGCACGGGCGCGATTGCCTATACCGCTCAAAACATGGATCAAGCCTATGTGCTAGATGACCGAGGGATTGTCAGCTTAGGAACTACCTTGAATTTTGGTAACTTTTTACCAGCTTCATTGACGATGAACTTGAGACCGTTTATTCAGCAAAATCGAGATTCAACCGTTGGTAGCTTGGTTAACAGGGACAAGGGCCAGTACCGGATTTTCTTCTCTAATGGCAATGCGCTTTACATGACAGTTCTAAATGGCAAGCTTCTTGGCAGCATGCCTGTGCAGTTTGCGCATCCTGTTAGTTGTTGCGTGGAAGGTGAGACAACAACTGGCAATACTTCCCAGTTTTTTGGGTCCACAAATGGTTATGTCTACCGCCTCGACGCGGGCACAAGCTTTGATGGCGAAAACATACCCGCCAACATTAACTTGGTCTTTAACGCGACTGGCTCTCCCAGGCTACTTAAGCGCTACCGAAAAGCAAGCGTTGAGTTAACCGGCGACTCGTACACCGAAATTCAATTTGGTTATGACTTGGGATATCGAACAGCAACGATTGACCAACCCCAAGATGCAACCTACCAAAACGATCTGCGATCAGGCTTTTGGGACTCAATGCTTTGGGATAACTTTGTTTGGGACGGGACGGATATCTCTCCCTCCGAAATTGAAGTTAACGGTACTGCTGAAAACATTGCTGTTCGTATTTCATCCAACTCTGACCTCTTTCCGCAATTCACGGTGAACAGCATCATCGTTCACTACACACCTCGCCGAGGACTCAGATGAGCAATAGCTACTACAACCACACAACTTATCCAACGCCTAACTCACCAGGCTCATCTGCTCAGCTTCGAGCTGAGCTAGAGAACATCACTGCGGGCTTTGCGTTGCTGCCAACCTTGGCCGCTAATGGCTACAAGGTTGCAATGATAAATTCGGCTGGCACGGCCATGACAGCCTCATCCGCTTTGCAGTCACTGGCAATCACATCTTCTACGATCAACAGCACCCCCATTGGCGCTACCACGGCAGCGGCCGGCACTTTCACCAGTTTGACCGTGTCCGGTACAGCCTCGCTTGGCTCCACCACGGTGATCACCGGCGGCACGATTAACGGCACACCCATTGGCGGCACGACGCCATCAACGGGTGCATTCACTACGGTAAGCGCCAGCTCAGGTTTTACTGGGGCGCTTAGCGGAAACGTCACAGGAAATTTAACCGGCAACGTAACGGGTAATGTCGCGGGAAACCTGACTGGTAACGTAGCCTCAAGCGGCACATCGACCTTTGCAGCTATTACCATGTCCGGCGCTATTGCGATGGGTACGTCCAAGATCACTGGCTTGGGTGAACCCACCTCAGCTCAAGACGCAGCCACCAAGACTTATGTAGACGCGGCAGATGCGCTTAAATTGAACTTGACTGGTGGCACTATGAGTGGCGCAATTGCCATGGGCGCGTCAAAAATTACTGGCATAGGCGATCCGACCTTGGCTCAAGACGCCGCCACCAAGACTTACGTAGACACGGCTGACGCGCTTAAACTAAATTTAACTGGCGGCACCATGAGCGGTGCAATCGCCATGGGCACCTCCAAAATAACCGGAGTAGGGGACCCAACGGCAGCGCAAGACGTGGCGACAAAATACTACGTGGACAATTTGTTGCAAGGATTAGATGCCAAAGCATCTTGCCGAGTTGCGACAACGGTCAACATTACCTTGTCCGGTCCGCAAACAATTGATGGCGTTTCAGTTGTTGCCGGCGACCGCGTTCTGGTCAAGGATCAAACTACAACGGCCAACAACGGTATTTACTTGTGTGCGGCCGGCACTTGGACACGCACAACGGATGCGGACGCCTGGACTGAGTTGCCTGCAGCATTTGTATTTGTTGAAGTCGGCACGGTTAACGCTAACAACGGCTATGTATGCACAGTTGCTGCCGGAGGCACTCTTGGAACAACCACAATTACGTGGGTTCAATTTAGCGGAGCTGGTCAAATCACGGCCGGCTTGGGCTTAACCAAGACGGGTAACACGATCAACGTCGGCACAGCATCGAGTAGCCGCATTGTGGTGAACGCGGATGACCTCGACTTGGCAACAACTCCGGTGATCGCAGGGACCTATCAGTCAATGACGGTTGATGCCTATGGCCGCATCACTGCTGGAACAAACCCAACAACTCTGGCCGGCTACAACATCAGTAATGCTTACACAACCACTCAAGTTGATACGGCCCTGGCGCTTAAGTTGAATTTGACAGGCGGCACCATGAGCGGTGCTATTGCCATGGGCACATCAAAAATTACGGGCCTTGGTGATCCAACAGTTGCGCAAGATGCAACGACCAAATCGTATGTTGATACAGGTTTAGCTATCAAACTGAATTTGACAGGCGGCACCATGAGCGGTGCTATTGCCATGGGCGCCAGCAAGATAACGGGCCTGGCTGATCCAACGGCAGCTCAGGACGCAACGACCAAAACTTATGTTGACGGTATTTTGGGCTCGGCCATTTCAGCGTCAGCTTCTGCTTCGGCCGCGGCAGTAAGTGCAACTAATGCGGGCAATAGCGCAACGGCTGCTTCTGGGAGCGCAACAACTGCTTCTACATTTGCAACAGACACCCTTACAACTTATAACAACTTCAACAACCAATATTTAGGAAGCAAAAGTACCGATCCAACAACTAACAATAGCGGTGGCGTATTAATCGCTGGAAATCTATATTTTAATTCAGCGGTTTCAACCATGAAAGTTTATGACGGTACTTCATGGGTGATTGCCTATATTCCATCTGGAGGTTATTTGCCACTTACTGGTGGCACTATGACGGGAACATTAACAGTTCCATCCGGAATATTTACCGGAAATCTAGGTGTTGGTCTAACTCCAAATTACGGGACTTCTGGTCAAATTTTGAAATCTGCAGGTCCAGGAGCGCCACCTACGTGGAACGATTTGGTCGCTTCATACAGCTATTTGCCCGTATTCACAAACGGCGCATCAATTATTCAAGTTTCAGTTGCTAATGGTTATGTTCCAGTAACTACTCGAACTGGTTCAACCGTCAACATTTCAGTAACGTAAGAGGTTAATTAAAATGACTACTCGCTATCCAATTGTATTGAATGGTTCAACTATTCAAGAACTTCAATCTAGTGACTCCTTGCTTGGCTCGATTGCAAATATTTCGGGAGGTGACGCGGGAAGTATTCCTTATCAAAGCGCCACAAATTTGACAACCTTTGTTAATGCAGGTCTAAGCGGTCAGTTGCTGCAATCAAACGGAACTGGCGCCCCAACGTGGATCTCAGGTGTTTCTATTTCTACTGGTGTATCTGGTCTTGGCACAAACGTAGCTACATTTTTAGCATCACCATCATCAGTAAATTTAGCTTTAGCTGTAAGTGACGAAACAGGATCGGGTGCGCTGGTATTTGCAAATACACCAACTTTAGTTAGCCCTATATTAGGAACGCCAACATCGGGTGTTTTAGGTGCTTGTACAGTAGATGGTATCAATAAAGTGGGCTACCTAAACATCCCACAATCAGGTTCAATAAAGACCAGCAGTTACATACTCGCCACTACAGATAGTGGGGAGTTCATTGAAGTTGGAACTGGTGGAAGTATTGTTGTTCCAAACTCAACATTTACTGTTGGTGATGCAGTTGTCATATTTAACAATACTTCAAGTGCCATAACACTAACCATGTCAATTGCCACTGCCTATATTGGTGGAACTGACTCGGACAAGGCTACTATTTCACTAGCTACGCGTGGTGTGTGCAATGTAATGTTTATCTCTGGCACAGTTTGCGTTGTCACAGGAAACGTAACATGACTGGAATTTTGATGGTTGCTGTGGGCAATTCATACGGAAGTGCTCCTGTCAATACTTTAGCTCCTGCAGTAACTGGGACTGCCACTTATGGGCAAACATTGACTTGTACAACAGGAACTTGGATTGGATCTCCAACCCCTACATTTTCATACCAATGGCAACGATCGGGTTCTAATATTGGGGGTGCTACATCAAGCACTTATGTTCTTATTGCCAATGATGTTGGAAATACTGTTCGATGTGTAATAACTGCGACTAATTCTGTTGCACCCAGTGGAGTATCAGTAAACTCAAATTCAACAGCACTTATTGCCGCGTTAGTGCCTGGAGCACCAATCATTGGAACGGCTACTCGCTCATCATCGCAAACTATTCAGGTTGCCTATACAGCTCCATCAGACAACGGTGGTGCAACCATTACAAGTTATACGGCAACATCGTCTCCTGGCGGTATTACAGGTTCTATTTCGCAAGCAGGTTCAGGAACAATTACGGTGTCTGGCTTGACCAATGGAACGTCTTACACTTTCACTGTTACGGCTACTAACTCTGCGGGTACAAGCGCGGCTAGTGCGGCAAGTAACTCGGCCACACCATTTACGGTTGCGGGCGCACCTACAATTGGAACAGCCACAGCTACAGGCTCTAGCACAGCAACCGTGACATTCACAGCGCCCGCAAACAATGGCGGCGCAACCATCACGAGCTATACGGCTGTATCTTCACCGTCAGGTATTACGGGGTCTGTTGCCCAATCAGGTTCGGGAACAATAACTGTCAACGGTTTGGCGGGTAGTACGGCTTACACCTTTGCGGTCTATGCGACTAATGCGGCAGGCAATTCATCCTCAAGCGCCTCAAGTAACTCAACTACAACTTCAGCACCTCCGGGTCAGGCGCAATACACAACCCCAGGTACCTACACGTGGGTTGCCCCTGCAGGAGTCACGTCTGTCTGCGCCGTAGTTGTTGGAGGCGGTGGAATAGGTGACTGCGCGGGCGGCAACGGAAAAAGCGGTGGCGGTGGTGCTTTGCAATGGAAAAATAGTATGTCCGTTTCTCCGGGTACGGGTTATACGGTTGTAGTGGGCGGTCAAAGTGGCAGAAGTTATTTCATTGGAACAGGCAACTGCGATGCGGGCGGCGGTACAAGAGGCAATGCCGGTGGATTTGCTGGTATTCCCCTTGGTTCAGGCGGCGGAGGCTATCAAGGCGGTGTTGGAGGTAATGGATGGCCAGGAATTATTGAGTCCGGAGGAGGTGGAGCTGCTGGTTACGCTGGCAACGGCGGCAATGGTGGCACTTACAACGGCTCAGAATTTATTGACCCACAAAGTGGTTCAGGCGGCGGCGGCGCTGGCGGCTTTATGTCGGGCGGTGGTGGTGTCGGAATTTTAGGACAAGGTGCAAATGGCTCAGCAAATGGAGGCGGTGGTTCTGGCGGTTCAAATGGAGGGTCTATAGGTGGCGCATACGGCGGCGGCGGAGGTACTGACGGAAATAATGGCGGTACTGGTGCTGTTCGTATTATTTGGGGAGCAGGTCGCTCATTCCCATCAACCAACACAGGGAATGTCTAATGGAATTGTTTATAAAAATTGTAGATGGCCAACCTTTTGAACATCCTATATTGGGTGAAAACTTTCGCCAAATATTTCCAGATATTGATGCGGAAAACTTACCTTCAAATTTTGCACGCTTTGAGCGTGTTGTACAGCCGATGCCAACAGACTTTCAAGTTGTTGAAGGTCCTGTTTATCAATGGGTTGACGGCATTGTTAAAGACGTTTGGATTTTGCGTGACATGACAGAATTTGAACGGAACGAAAAAATTGCATTGCTTACAACTTTTGCAAATTCTTCAATACAAAGCAGTAAAGAATCAATTCAAGCGTTGATAAATTCAGAAGCTAATTTAACTATAAAAAATGAGTTAATGAATTTTTTAAGCGATTTGAACGCATGGGTATTGGTTGATCCAACTAATCCAAATTTTCCAATTGCATCGGAAATTATCAAAAACTACTATCGATAAAGCAATATTAATGATATTTATGTTGACCCGCAGGTGCGGGTTTTTTTATGTCTGAAACTTATGGAACAAGAAATAAAACTCGCAGTACACGAAGCAATTTGTGCGGAGCGCTATAGCCGCATTCAAGAGTCGCTGGCTTCAGGCGATAAGCGAATGACGAAGATCGAATATTTGCTCTATGTGGTTATCTTGGCTGTGCTACTAGGCCCAGGTGTAGCAGCTGAAGTAATTAAAAAACTTTTTGGTTTGTGAAATGAATGCGCTGGTTGACACTTTGCTTTGTTTTGATGATCGCTGGGGCGGGCGCAAAGCAAGGGTGCGGAGTTCGTGACCTTTATCACATTGCCTATACCTTTCACGATCCAACCGAGCGGCACAAAGAAATGGTGACATGGCTTATTAGTAACCAAACCCAATGTCGATCGCAAGACTACGTTGTTATATGGAATAACTTGTCCGAATGGGCGGGCTCAGCAGACTCAACGCAGTTGAGAGGCTTGGTAGTTCATGGTTACAAAGAAGCTAGCGCTCGTGAAAAAAAATGATCACGCTTCATAAATGGTATCCGATGGTGGGTGTCTCAGATTACCCAACAAAAGCAGATGTAAGCGAGAAAAGAGCGCAACGCTTACAAGTTGAGTACGACATAGCTCTTAAATTCAAAAAAGCCAAAGATAGGGTCAATGAGCTTGAAGTAGAGCTGTACAACAAAAAATGTGACCAGCATAAATTGTCATTAGAAATTCTTCAAATCAGAAAAGTAGACGTAGTGGTTTAGGGGCCAAAAGTATGGAATCAATGAAAGCAAAATTGACTTTTTACGTAACCTTGATTGTTGCAGCAACTTTGTGTATTTGCATGCTTTCAATGGTTGCAGCTTTTCTTCTAGGTCTTTGGGCGAAGCAAGTCGATAACGGTCCTATTTTTGCTTTGATTGGCCCCGCATTTCAAACCATCGTAGGGGGTTTCATTGGCCTATTGGCTGGAGTGAAGCTTTCACACGACGAAGAAAAACCCTGCAAGAAGGAGTAATCATGTTCGATTTATTAGGCGGTGGAATTTTGGGCGGTATCTTTGGAGGTGTATTTCGTCTAGTCCCAGAAGTGCTGAAGTTTTTTGATAAAAAAAACGAACGTTCTCATGAACTCATGATGTTTTCTAGGCAATGTGAACTTGAGCAGCAGCGCGGTCAGATGCGTTTGGCTGAGATTGGGGCTCAAAGAGAGGCGGCTGTAGACGCAGGCGTAATGGATGCCTTTAATGCCGCTATCTATCAGCAGTCTGAAATGGTGAAATCTGCAGGAGGCTGGGCGGCAAGCTTGTCGGCCTCAGTGAGACCCATAGTGACTTACTGGATTTTATTGATCTGGTCTTTTGTCCATATTTGGTTTGCTTGGAATGCCTGGTTTGCGGGTGCCCCTGCAGCTGAAGTTTTTAAAACAATGATGTCGCCAGACTTTTCTGCTCTATTGGCAGGGACAATAAACTTCTGGTTTTTGGATCGTACTTTGAAGCAGCGCGGTTTATGAACCTTGAACTAGCAGCTGCCCTATGCCGACAGTTTGAAGGGTACAGGGCTAAGCCTTACCTTTGTCCAGCTAACGTAGCCACAATTGGATACGGTTCAACCTACTACGCAGACAAGCGAAAGGTAACACTTGAGGACGCTCCCATGGACGAGCCCACGGCAAGAGCGCTTTTGATGATTGAGCTGGAGCACACCTATTTGCCAGGCGTTCTTCGAAACTGCCCAATCTTGGCAACCGACGTTCGCAAGTGCAACGCAGTCGTTGACTTTTGCTACAACCTCGGAACAGGTCGTCTTCAAACTTCTACCTTAAAGCGAAAGATTAATGTTCAAGACTGGGAAGGCGCAGCTGAGCAACTGATGCTTTGGACCAAGGGCGGTGGCCGAGAGTTACCTGGTTTGGTTAAACGACGCAAAGCTGAAAAAGAATTGATTCTCATCTAGCAAAGTCTTAAAATGCTTTTCACGGGCTACTACGCCTACTTAAAGGCCACCTTTTCAGGTGGCTTTTTCTATTTCCGGAGCTGAAAATGGCAACCACCCCTCAAAACCCTTTTGACATAAGCGCACCAACGATTACCTCTGGCATGGTGTCCAGCGCCGCAACAGGTGTGACCACGCCTGCTGTTGCTACAAACCCCTACACATCTTCGGCTCTGTTTAACCCCGCAACAACGTCAACCTACGATCCAGCTTCAACATTTGCCAAGGGCTATGACGCAAGCACGTACGATCCGACCCAATGGAACGTCGATAGCAATCAAACGGTTCAAGGCCAACTAAGTAACGTCATTGCGGCAGACTCGCCTTTGATGCAGCAAGCCAAGACGGGCGCCCTGCAGCAGATGAACCAGCGTGGCCTCATCAACTCAAGCATGGCCATTGGCGCTGGGCAAGATGCGGTAATCAAGAACGCTTTACCAATTGCCCAGCAAGATGCCAACATGTACGGCAGAAGCGGTGAGTTCAAAGCGATTGCGGCTAACCAAGCTGGTCAATTTAATACGGGTGCGCAGAATCAATCGGGACAATTTAATGCGGCTGCCTCTAATCAAGCTATGGCTCAGAATCAGCAGGCAGCTAACCAGTCAGCACAGTTCAATGCCGGTGCTTTAACGGACACGGCCAAGTTCAATGCTACCAGTGGCCTGCAAAACAGCCAATTCAATGCTGCTCAGCAAAACACCGTACGGGAACAAAACGCACAGCGTCAGCAGCAATCCAATCTGGCAACTGCCGATACTCAAAACAAATTGGTTATCCAGCAATTGGACAACGCTTTTAAAGCATCCATGGCCAGCGCTGACAACCAGACCAAGGTTCAGTTGCAGCAGATCGATGCGACAACCCGTGAAAGCTTGGCTGCAACTGAGGCTCAGTTTAAACAGCTCATGCAGACAACTGCTAGCGCATCTGACTTGTACCAGCAAACCATTAAAAACATCAACGATCTAGTGATGAATCCAGACTTAGATGCGGCTGCTATCAGTGGCGGCACGACCAACCAACTTAACAACTTGAAGTCTGGCATGGCGGTTCTTGATGCGCTGAACAACAACGTCACTGGTCTTAAAGACTTAATTACCTTCGCATGAACCGAGAAGACCTTCTGCGGCCGATTTCGAGTTCGGCCGAGGAGGTCAGGGCGTTGCAGTCGTGGGATGCGGTGCCAGGCTTTATTGATGATGTTCACGTCTGCACAGCCCTGATGAAGGGTTCAGAAATCCATTTTGCAATTGTTGCCGAGCACAGGTTGCGCACGGTGCTGCGTATGCGGGCGCGCGAGTTCTTGGCGCCTTTGTTTGATCGTTATGGATTCCTAACAACCCGCGTTGCTCTAGGACGAAGCGCTGAGCAGCGGTTTGTTCTGCGTATGGGGTTTGAGCCTACCTGGTCTGATCACAAATTTGAGTACTACCTATTAGCGGAGCTTCCCTTTTCGAGGAAATCAAAATGAAGTTTGAAAAAACATATTTAAGCAGGGCCATGACCCGGGCCATGTCTTTAGATCACCCTATTGGTGACCCCACGGGTGGCCCCGCTTATGGTGAGCGGCGTGACCCTGTATCAGCAGTGATGGCTGTCGCATCTATGTGGGAGGCGGGCACCATCATTGCCGGTGCCTCTTCGCTGGCGGCGGGCTTTGAAGCGTTGACCGTTGCTCAAGGACTCATGTTTGCTGGTGGTGCGTTAAACCTGGTTGGCAACGTCACTGGCAATAAAGACTTAATGATCTTAGGCGGCGCTGTTGCTTTGGGCGGCGGTATTGGCGGGTTAATGTCTGATGCGGGCACAGGCTTTAATCAGACATTCTCGGATGCGTTCTCCTCAACATCGCCTACCGCGGGACTTACATCCAGCCCAGTTGGAAGTGACCTAGCACCTGGCTCACAAAATGTTGGCACACAAGCTCCAGCTAATGAGGTGCTGAGAGACAACATTACAACAAATACTGCAAGCACTCCCGCATCGCAGTCTATTAATTCGCCGTCTGTTGCTGCGCCAAACATTTCCATGCCTGCGCCATCAGCACCCGCACCCTTAGGCGGCTTTGACTCAACAGCCCAACAATTTAATCCATCTCAAGTAGCTGCTAACACTGCTGCGACTCCGGGCAATACATTTGGCCAAACACCCGGCAGCTCTCAAATTACGCCAGGCATTATTGATAAGGCTATGGCTTTTGCCAAAGAGCAACCCATGGCTGCGATGGTACTTGGCCAAGCAGCAGGCGGGGTGGCCACGGGGGTCATGGACATGGCTACCGGCAAGTCGGCAGCACAAACCGAGCAACTTAAAGCGGATGCAGCGTATCGCAAATCGATTGCCGATAAAACAAACCGTGATAGCGCTCTCCAAACTTCTCGCATTGCACAGATCAATGCGAACTTAAAAGCTCAATACCCTCAAATAAACGTCAACCAAGGCGCAGTGACCATGGGACAGCAGCAACCCGCTGGCCTTATCGCAAACGCCCGTGGATAACAAGGAGAAATTTATGGCTGGAATGATTGAGCAAAACATGACGCAACCTGTTGAAGGTGCGCCAGAGCAGGGCGCCGCAATTACGCCAGAGGCTATTCAAGAGAACATCAAGATGCCGCCCAAATTGCAAAACGCTTATGACCGAGTTGTGCTGGCTGGCATGAAGATCATGTTCAGCGAGAAGACCAACCAGATGGTAATGAAGCAGATGCAAGGCCAAGGCCCTGTAAGCGAACGCTTAGGAATGGGTATTGCAGGCTTGATGGCGACGCTGTTTAAAGAGTCCAACAAAACCATACCACCTGCGGTGATCATCCCGGCAGGTGTTTATTTGCTGGCTCAAGCTGCTGACTTTTTAAAGAAGACTCAGATTGAAACTGTTGATGACAAAACGATTGGCGACGCAATGCAAATATTTGTCGAGGTCACCATCAAGATGTTTGGCGGTGACTCAGACAAGGTGTATGAAATTTTGAACGGTTTTTCTAACCAGAACGTGAAGGGCTGATCATGCTTGCTGGACTAATCAATGCCGCTGCGAGCGGCATCAAAGGCGCGGCTGATGCATACAGCATTGGAGCCAAAAGCGAATTTGATAACCAACAAAAAGTAAACTTGAGTCAGCAACTTCTGGACATGGAAGAGCAGAAAGCTTTGCGTGTGGACGAGATAACTCGCTCAAGAAATATCGCAGATGTTCCAAGACTAGCCACTGCGCAGGCCGAGGCAGCCCCTATTGTTGCAAAAGGTGTTATTGCTGGTCGAAACGCTACTGCAGACGCCATTGGTTCTACTGGAGTTCTTAACAAAGAAGCTACAAATGAAGTAGCCAGTATTAATGCAAAATCAAACGCTGGGTTGCCTGAAGCTGAAGCGGGATTGAAGGCCAAACAATTAGCAGCGAATAAGGCAAACGTTACTGAGGCAGCTACCCAGACAGGTTTGGCAACAGCTACTGAGCAAACAGCTAAAACAGGTGCTAAGGGGTATCTTGGCTCAGTTGCTGCCGAAACAAATGCAAAAGAACAGTCTGGCTCTAAAGCTCAAGCAGCACTGGCTAATTTCACGCTTACAAACGCAAAAGTACTTCAAGATGCTAGAGCACTTTTGGCAAAAGAGACTGACCCAGAACAGCGCGATATCCTGACTCGAAGCATTGCTGATCTTAGCGGCGCTAGCACCAAGAACTTTGGTGATGTGGCTACAGCAGCACGAAGTTGGGTCACGATGGCACAGAACCTTCGCAAAGATGCTGAGTTGCTCCCTGAGGCTGAGCAAAAGGAACTGACAGCCCGGGCGCAAGGTTATGAGCAAAGCGCCGATGCCCTGCTTAAATCAATTGCGGATAAACGCTTACCTGGTTCTACTGGCTCTGCACTTCCAATACCTCCAGCTGGTGCAATCGCTGATATCAAAGCCGATCCAAGTTTGATCCCTGCTTTTGATCAAAAGTACGGCAAGGGCGCAGCAGCCAAGTATCTGAAAGCGAAGTGAAACAATGGCAAATCCGTTTGATAAATACGACGTTGCCGTTAATCCCTTTGACAAATACGACAGTCCAGAGAAGCCGAAGGTCACTCAGGATCGAAGCTTTTTAGGAGCCTCCGCAGAAACTGGTGGGCGTGCACTGCTTGGCGCTGGTGCTCGGATTCTTGAAGCCCTAGACCCGAACTCTTTAAGTGAGCAAGATGCAGCCACTTTATTTAAAGATGATCCAGAAGCATTTAAACGTGTTACCGAAAAAAGTGCTGCAATGGCGTTATCGCGCTTTGCCAATGAGCAAGCTCGGCGAAGCCAGGAGATCATGCAGCAAGTTAAACCCGAGAAGGGCGCTGTATCGGGTCAGTCAATCCAAGACTTGGAATACGCAACGCTTGACCCCAATAAGGCTGCGTATCTTTCTCCCACCAGAGTAGCTGGTGATGTGCTTGGCTCACTGCCCCAGACATTAGCCTTAGCAGTAACGGCCTTTTTTACTAGAGGTCGGTCAATAGCAGCGCAAGAACAAGCTACTGCCGCAGCACTTGCCAAAGGGGCAACGCAAGCAGAGGCCCAAGCGCTTGGCCGTGCAGCAGCTATCGAGACTGGCGCTCAAACCATGGCCAGTGTGGGAGCAGTTGGCGAGGGCACCCTTGGTTATGCGGGTGGTAAGACGCAGGGGGTTTTAGAAGCTCAACAAGTTAAGCCAGAGGTGTATGAAGCCTCGCCCGACTACCAAGCTCTTTTAGCCAATGGCTATAAGCCTGAGACTGCCAGAGCTTATCTTGCAGCCAAGGTTGGCCAAGAGTCTGGGCTCATCTCTGGTGCGGTTGACGCTGCCACCAATTTAGTCGGTGGCCGAGTACTTGGAAAAATCATTGGCGAAGGTGGCTCTCTCACTGGGCGTGTTGCCCGGGGCTTTGGCACTGAAGGCGCAACCGAATTGGTACAAGGTTCAGGTGAGAAATTAGGCCAGAACGTCGCAATGCGTCAGATCGACCCGACCCTTGATTTGTCTAAGGGCGTTGGCGAGGCTGCAGCTCAAGGCTTTGTTGTTGGTGGTGTGACAGGCGGCGGCACTGCTGCTATTTTTGGATCACGCCAACGCGATAACTCTTTGCAGCAACTCAAAGACTCTACTGATGCTGGCAGTGCTGCAATTGCAGCCAACGCGGCCGCTGGCGACATGGACATGATCCTTCGCCAGACAGTGGATACCCAACTGACACCAGCGATAACGGCTGACCTTGCCGGCGCTTCAATGCCAACTCCAGTTATTGGTTCAGCTCAGCAACAGATGGCGGGTAACCCTCTGGCCACGGCAAGTTTGCCGGAGCGTCAAGCACTGATTGACAGACAAGCTGGGCTAATTAACGAGGCAAACACGCCCGGTATTCCAACTTTTGATCGTGAGAATCTTTTAGCGCAAGCCCAAACCGCTAGGGGCACCCCCGCACTTGGAGCTGCCGCGGGCTTTGTAGACCTTACGCCAATGACTGCCCAAGAGGCTCAGACCCGTCTGGCCGTGATGCGCGATACCACCGCCAACGCTGGTGGCAATGCGCTAGAGATGGCTGTCGTTCCTCATCCAACTCAGAGCGGCGCATTTGCAATTGCTAAACAAGCGCTGCCCAACTTAGATTTAAACGTTCCGGCAACAGGTCCTTCAAACGCGCAGTCTCAGTACCAGATTGAAGCTAGTGCGCTGGCTGGTTCAGACACTGCCAGACTGGCACAGGACAAACCGCGCCAGGAGATCATCAGCCGTGCCATGCGAAATGTTCAGGAGCGGGGCGGCGTTGCCTCGCCAGCAGAGGCGCAGATTTTCAGAGAAGCAAACCTGGGTCAACCATACGACCGCATCGATCCAAGCCTGGCACCGGATTTAAGCGTTGACCAGAAACTTACGCAAGCGACTGGTATTCCTTTGACAAATCGCCCACGCGAGACGGTCCAGACCAAGGCGGCAGAAGTAGCACCGGCAGTGCCGGTTCAAGCGCCTAAAGAGGCGACTACCAAAGAGGCGCCGTTTAACCCACCAGACGCCGTTAATATTTTGGTTGATGGTTTTACCAAAGCGACCAAAGATTGGGGCGACAGAGGCACGTTGGCCGCGCTAACTGCTGGCGGTTTTCTTGATAGTGATGGTGTTACAACACCAAAAGGCAACGCTCTTTTGCAGAAAATTAACACCAGCAAAAGATCAAATGACGAAATCAATGCTGATTTAAAACAAGCTATTGGCATGCGCACGGTTGAAACCGAAGCGCCAGCAACACCATACAGCCCGATCGACATAGGCTTGATGGGCGAGCGTCCGTTTCGCGCCAACCTTGGCCTGTCTAACAAAGCAGCGCCAGCTGCGCCTACTCCAGCTACAACACCAGAAGAAGAGCGCGTAGACCGACTGCGTAGCACCTTGTCCACCGTCAACGGCGGTATCGTTACAACCGATGCCAAGCTTTCGACCACACGCGAGCAAGTACCTGGCAGCACGGTAACGATCACCGACAAGGGAGTTGAGCACACCTACACTGTGGCCGAGTCTGGCTCACTGCCAGGCA